CGTTGCGTAAGGACACCCCAAGCATATCGTTCTTACACGTTGAAGAGGACGTTAGTTAGAACACAAAAATCTTGGATAAGCCTATCGATATTGATAGAGTTAACGAACAAACAGGAGGTATAAAAAAATGAGCAGACCAAAACTAACACGATACAGGTACGATAAGTTAGGCATAAAAAGGGGATCTGTTTACAGCCACATAGATGATAAGATACACTACTGGTTGATAGACGAAGCGATCCGATTGAAATGTGATATAGGTGTAGTCGTCGCAGCGATAGTTAAAGACACCTATCATGAAGAGATGGAAGGCAACAGTTGAACTATAAGATAGATCAGATAACCGATGCACATGAGTTGTTCTCAGAGTTTCTTGATGCTCTCGAGGCCGACAACATGGATCCGAGCCTAATGATTCCGGTCATGATGACCAGGATCATTGAGCTCGCCATAGATAACTATGGGGGCAAGGCGACTGAACGAATGCTGTCAGCTAATCTGCTGACAGCAGACAAAGATGGTTTAACATTTCACTAGAAGGAAGATAAGATGACCGACACAAGAACAGAAACGGCAACGGTGGAGTACATTTCATACTCCAACAGTGGAGTTGCAAGGACCGAGGAGCAAGACGGGATATACATTAATATACGGATCGTTGAGAAGTTAGATTTAAAGGAGGGCGAAGAGGTTCGAGTAACTATGGTTCCCAATTATTATGACAAGGTGGAAGAAGTTCCTTGGCGCGCGACGCGAGTTGAACGGACAGGATCGCACAACCTCGAAGACCTAAATGGTTTTGTTCCTATCATTCGTAATATACTTGAGGAGAGTGCAAGAGATTGTCTGTCTGATGGCGTTGATACGGACGAGCTTCATACATATGGGTGGACAGCGGAGGAGCTATCAAAAGAACTTAATTTAAAAGAGGAAGAGGTTGAGTTGTCGCTGCGATTAATGAAGGACGTAAAGAAGTCTGTTACCTATTGTATCCCATCCACAAAGATCGTATAACTATTGTGTACTTATTAACAAGAGGTGTACAATGGACAAACAACCAGAGATAAAGAAGCCAAACTTTAGAAATGTGGCATTGCTTTTGGATGATCATGCGATGTTGAAAGAGTTAGCGGAGACTGATCAAAGGTCGATGACCCGACAACTCTCGGTCATCATACGAAGAGAACATTTAAAAGCCAGCCACGAACATGGGTAAGAGGTCAAACTTTGAAAGGGTAGAGAGAGATTTCTACCCTACCCCTTTACCCGCAGTTAAAGCACTCATCCCGCACATAAATTTTATTACAAACTTCATCGAGCCTTGTGCCGGTGACGGAGCTCTTGTGGATCACTTGGAGTCTTACGACAAGAAGTGTGTGTTTAAGTCGGACATAGAGCCGAGACGCGAGGACATACATAAATGTGACGCACTCGACATATCCGCATGGCTGTATGACAGTAAGGCCGAGGTTATCATTACCAATCCTCCCTGGGATAGGTCGCTGTTGCACCCTATGATTATGCATTTCGTATCCTTAAAACCAACGTGGCTTTTGTTTGATGCTGATTGGATGCATAACAAATCTTCCAGTGCATTCATGCCGTACTTAAAAGCTATAGTAAGTATTGGACGGGTGAAATGGATACCCGATTCAAAGAGCACGGGCAAAGACAATTGCTGTTGGTATTTATTTAACAAGGATGTATACCTTGGCACCAAATTCTACGGCAGACATTGGGAGAAGAAGTGATGGTAGCATTCTTACCGAGCCCAACTTACAGTTATTTTGTAGAATATAAGGGCTTAAGTTTAGAAAAGAACGTGCGATCCATTTACTTGTATGCTACGAGTGAGTTACATGTGCGTGAGATACTAGCGGACTACAACGTCGTGTCGGTGATAAAAGACTAGGACTATTTCTTGGGGGCGTACCGTGTTCCCTCTTTACTTTTCCTCAATCTCTCGGGCTCTTTGCTATATCCTCGGATCTGTGTGACGTTGTGACGTTTCATATCCTTGAGCATCATCCGGCATACATCGAGCTCGAGCCCAGTTACTTTTGATAGCTCTCGACAAGCATTGCCTATATTCCAAAGACCTCTTCGATACTCCGCCATGATCTCGATGGATGCATCAAGATTTAGATCAGGCTCGGGCTTAGACTTAACCATTGCTTTACCTCTTCTCCTAATACCTTGGCACTAATTTCTATTTTATTTTGCAATGCTCCAACAATCTTTTCGTCTATTGTTCCATCACAAATTAGATCGACGTATGTTACAGGCTTGAGCTGTCCTATTCTATGGGCACGGTCTTCACTTTGCATACGAGTAGCTAGGTTAAAGTCGTTTGTGTAATACACAACAAGGTCTGCTTCTGTTAGAGTTAGACCATACCCTGCCGTAGATGGATTGCCCACAAAGTATTTAAGCTTGGAGTTTGGATCTTGAAACTGTGTGATGATATCATTACGAACATCGTCGGACGTATCACCAAAGTAAGCTGCGGCAGATCCTTGCCCAAACTTTGCATTGAGTTCCTTTGTTATGTGGATGATGTCGTGTCGAAATCGAGACCAGATGATTGACTTGCCACTGTGCTCATCAAGTATCTCCATCAAGGCCGCCGTTCTTTTGGTGGGAAACGTGTGCATCACACCATCGTCAGACTTAATATGACCTGATAGTATTTGTTGCAGTCGTAGCATCTGAGTTATGATCGCCGGTGCTGTAACGAGATCGCCGTCCTCGAGCAGGATCATAGCTTCACGTTGTATCTTATTGTACCAACTTTTTTGCTGATCCGTAAGACTGACGTACCGAGAGGTGTATGTTTTCTCAGGAAGATCCAAGCAGTCCTTCTTTAGTACGCGATAGGAAAACCTTTCTAGTCGCTCTGTAAGTTCATCCAAGTTCCGATAGCCGAGGACCTGTGTGAAAGCATGGGCCCCCATCTTTACTTTTTGCAGTACAGCGTACCGTCCCTGGAATGCATAGAACGAATCATAACCCAAGAGACCGGGCGATAGGAAGTCAGTCTGTGCATAGATATCAAGAGGCGAGTTGGTTACAGGTGACCCAGTAAGTATACGAGTGTATGTAAACTTCTCTGAGACTTTAAGAAGTGTCTTGGTTCTTTTGGCTTTGTGATTTTTTATTGCGGTTGATTCGTCCACGACTATCATACCATGCTGACCATAATGCTTTGCCAACCATTCCCCTGCCGTCTTACCTTTGACAGAAGAGAAAGCTTCGACGTTCATAACAAAGATAGTAAGACCATTGAACTTCTCTTTGACGGCAGCCATTTCTTTTTTCTGTGCTTTGTTTGCAGAAGAGACCCAGCGAATCACTCGATGCGGTACATCATCCGACATGTGCTGCGGTATTTCTTTTGCCACCCAATTTCTGTATACTCCTTTGGGTGCAATGATGAGAGCAAAGTTTACCTTGCCATCACAGAACAACATACCAAGATTATCCAACAATACTTTACTCTTGCCTGTTCCCATCTCCATAAACAGACCAAAAGATTCCTTGTTTCCACACCGGTCCAATGCGGTTCTTTGATGTCCATATGGTTTTGTTTTAAATTTGTAGTTGACAGTCATGTGTTTCCTCCTATAAAGTCTTTTTACGACACACCTACTTGTATGTCAACAACAATTCTGAAGAGGAAAAACTTATGACAGAAATATTCGAAGACTTATTTGATGAAGGACAAGCGTTGTCCGACATTGATACTGGAACTGGGAGGACACTGAGCGATCTTGTACGTAAACTTCGCGATGTCGAGAGCCAGATTGAAGACGCAGACATTCACTTAAAAAGTTTGAAGCAAGAAAAGCACAAGCTATCAGTGGAGAATATCCCGGCACTTATGGATGAGATGGGCGTTGATCGTCTTGATGTTGACGGTGTTACCGTTCAGCGTAAGATGATGGTTCACGCATCAATTCCTGTGGGCCGGAGAGAAGAAGCGTATGATTGGTTACGTTCCGAGGGCCTAGATACTATCATTAAGAATGATATTATTTGTTCCTTTAGTAAAGGTGAAGACAACCTAGCAGGAGACGTCGTTGGTATCCTGAGAAACAAGGGGTTTGATCCGATAGCCAAGACACACATTCATCCAAGCACTCTAAAAGCTTTTGTAAAAGAAAGAGTAACGGATGGGAAACCAATTGACCTCGATATGTTCGGGGCATTCATTGCCAACGCAGCTGAAATCAGGAGAAAATAAATGGCGAACGATGTAGATAAGCCCAAGGGCGCAAATGTTTCAACGGATGTTATGGATGACATCTTTAGTACCGCAGGAGAGGGAGCAAGCTTTGACAGTTCAGAGATGCAGATTCCTTTTGTTCGAATAATACAGGCCATGTCTCCGCAACTCAGCAAGAAGAAGCCTGAGTATATAGAAGGTGCAGAACAAGGCGATGCCTTTAACACCGTAACCTCAGAGCTTTGGAAAGGTGAGAAGGGATTGAAGGTTGTTCCTTGTTATCAGACTACAAAGTACCTGGAGTTTGTACCCCGAGATCTAGGCGGTGGTTTCAAAGGAGAGATCGCGGCAAACGATCCTGTCCTACAACAAACGACAAGACAAGGAGCCAAGGAAATATTACCAAGTAGCAACGAACTTGTTAAGTCGGACCAACATTTCTGTTTAATTGTATCGGACGATGGGTCGTACCAACCTGCGGTGATTGATATGAAGTCAACGCAGCTGAAGGTTAGTCGTCGTTGGAAGACACAGATTGCGATGCAGAAAGTTAAGCATCCCAAGACAGGAGAGATGGTAACTCCTGCGGTGTTCTCTACCATTTGGAAACTGTCATCCACTGATGCAAGCAATGACCTAGGTGAGTGGAACAGCTGGCAAGTTGAGAAGGTCGGGTTGGTAGATAACAAGAACCTATTGCAAGAAGCCATTGCTTTTCGCAAATCGATTGCGGCAGGAGAAGTTAAGGCAGCGGCGGACGAAGGAGGACCCTCCCCCTCCTCTCCAGATCAAGACGGAATACCGTTTTAATCAACCCTGTCTTGGGGAGAGGATGCTATGATCGTCCTCTCCTCGAACTTTGGAGGAGGAATATATGTCTGAGGCAGAACAGTTGCTTGCAGTATTTCAAGGGTCGGGTGCCGCTCATGGGCAGACAGTGGTGGGCCGTGTTGGGCGCAACGGAAAGACGGAAGCTAATAGCACCGTGGTCCGAGAGCCGTTGACCGCAGAGAAAATACAAGAGCATATAGATGGAAAGCAAGGTGTCGGGTCGATCCCTATTACACAGGACAACATGTGTAAGTTTGGGGCACTGGATATAGATACTTATGATCTCGATCTAAAGAAGTTAAATGAGAAGATAACAAAGTTGAAGCTCCCTCTTTTGTTGTGCCGATCCAAATCGGGCGGTGCACATTTGTTTTTGTTTCTAAAAGATTGGGAACCTGCGGCTTTGATTAGAGAATATCTAACAGAGATGTCTATTGCGCTTGGACATTCTGGGTGTGAGATCTTTCCAAAGCAGGACAAGATACTTGCGGATCGTGGTGACGTTGGAAACTTTATCAACATGCCATACTTTAATGCCGAGCTTACCACACGGTACTGCTTCAATAGTAAGAGTGAAGCGATGGAGCTGCCTGAGTTCTTTGATGCGGTAAAGAAGAAGCGTATCTCTGCGGCAGAGTTGAATGCTCTACAGTTTGCCGGGGAGAGAAAGCACTTTGTTGATGGACCGTATTGCTTGGAAGTTATGTCGAGCCTTGGTCCGATCAGCGACATGCGAAACATATTTATGTTTGCTGTTGGGGTATACTGCCGATACAAGTGGCCCGACGATTGGAAGAAGCATCATGAAGAGTACAACAGGATCTTGTGCTCTCCTTCTCTCGAAGCCAAAGAAGTTGTACAGATACAAGAATCTTTGCAGAAGAAAGAATACTTCTACCAGTGCGACACCTGTCCGCTCAAGGATCATTGCGATAAGGACATCTGTAAGACCCGGCCCTTTGGCGTTGGGAGCTCGGCTCCTGATACACCCGATCTTGGTGGACTGACCATCATGCTATCTGAGCCTCGGCTGTACTTCATGGACGTTGATGGCAGGAGAGTACAGCTCTCGACAGAACAACTTCAGAACCAGTTGCTATGGCAAAGAGCCTGTATGGAACAGATCCAAACAATGCCCCCGACAGTCAAGGCACAGAAGTGGCAGACGATGGTGAGTGCTTTGATGAATAAGTCTACGCAGTTAGAGGTGCCAGAAGAATTGACATTGTCTGGACAGTTTAAGGAGTTACTGCGGACGTATTGCACAAGTCGTATCAAGGCAATGGCTCCAGAGGAAATGGATATGGGTAAGCCTTGGACAGATGAGGGGCTCACTCGGTTTACGATAGTAGGCATCATGACCTTTCTAAAGAACCGAGGGTTTACATCGTACTCAAGGGCCCAGGTCCAAGAACAAATCAAGGAATTAAACAACGGACAGGAATGCTTTGGCAGGTACAGCGTTCGTAACACAGACGGCAAGCGGACACAGATACGAGTGTGGTGGGTGCCATCCTTTGAAGACACAGAAACAGAAACTAGTCAGGAGACAAACAATGAAATACCCTTCTAAGAACTTACTGCGAATATCGGAGGTAACCGATTGGCTTGGAGTATCCAAGTCTTGGGTGTATGAACACGTCAAAGACAATAGCTTTCCACAACCTGTTATACTAGGCCAGGACGACGGCACTCGTAGCGCAAGTAGGTGGGTTCGAGAAGAGATACAAGTGTGGCTCGATGCTCGTCCTCGTGGAGTACAGACGGATGCAGAATAGCACTCTGATCTTTGGCCCTCCGGGTTGCGGTAAGACGTATACTCTTATCGAACATGTGAGAAAAGCTTTAGCAGAAGGTATTCATCCCAGCCGGATTGGCTTTGTTTCCTTCACGCGCAAGGCTATCGGAGAAGCTGTTGATCGTGCGTGTTCAGAGTTTAAGTTAGAGAAGAAGGAGCTGCCTTACTTCAAGACGATGCATTCGATTGCGTTTCATAATCTTGGCTTGCAATCCACGGACATGATTAACAAGGACGATTGGAGACAGCTGGGTAAAAACTTGGGCATGGTGTTTGATGGTGTTGATAATGTTTCTCCTGACGATGGCATTCTTATTCCTCCTGTTGATGGTAGCGGCAGTAAATATATCCAGCTCATAACCAGATCAAGGTACAGAAGGGTGCCTTTGGTTCAAGAATATAACGAGGCGGAAGATCACAGCATAAGCTTCCCAATGCTACAAAAGATTGATGAAACTCTCAGAGAATATAAAGCAGAAACAAACAAGATGGACTTTGCAGATCTTATAGAGATGTACAGCACCACCACGTCCCCCTCCTTAGATCTTCTTATTGTAGACGAGGCACAAGACTTAACGCCCATGCAGTGGGATATGGTTGAGTACATGTCAGAGAAAGCCGAGAGAGTTATATTTGCAGGAGATGATGATCAGGCGATACATAGATGGACCGGGGTAGACGTATCTTTATTTATGAAATGTTCTGACGACGTTGTCATACTGGATCAGTCCTACCGTATGCCTCGAAGGGTACACAAACTGGCACAAACTGTGGTGAAGAAAATAAGTAAGCGTAAGATCAAACAGTTCAGGCCCACAAGTGAGGAGGGTGAAGTTCATTTTCACATGAGCCTTGACAGTGTTCCCTTGGACCAAGGTTCGTGGACCTTGATGACGCGAACGAATAAGATGGCAAGAAATTTTGCGGCGATACTTAGGGAAGAGGGATACTTGTACAGTTACAAGGGGCATCCGTCTATCGGTGCTGACGTGGCAGAAACAATGAGCACCTGGAAGCAGCTTCAGTTGGGTGAACACTTGCCTCTTGATCAGGTTGTAAAGTTTTACAAAGCGGTGCCCAAACAGGGAGACTTTGCCGTAGTTAAAAGAGGAGCATCAACATTGCTTGAAGCATCAAGAGACGATGCCCTTCTGGGATACGATGATCTTGTAAGGGATTATGGCTTGGTAGCACCAAAGACAAGAGATCCTATGGACGTTGCCAAGCTTGGCTTGGATGACAAGCTATATATTAAGGCACTAGAAAGAAGAGGAGAGGACATAACAAAACCACCAAGGCTAAAGGTCTCTACGTTTCATGCGATGAAGGGTGGAGAGGATGATAATTGCGTCGTGTATCTTGGGTCTACATGGGCATGTATAAATACAAAGCACCCAGACGATGAGCATCGAGCGTTTTATGTGGGCATAACACGAGCACGTAAGACATTACACATAGTGGATACAGATAAAAAATACAGGTATGAATTATGAAAAGAACAGAAGTATTGGCACAAGCAGATAAGATGATCAATGGTCCGAGGGCAGAGGACTATGGTGATGCGTACACAAACCATGAGCGCATTGCTAAGATGTGGTCTGTCCTTCTTGATAAGGAGGTCACAGTTGCACAGGTCTATCAGTGTATGATTGCAGTAAAGTTAAGTCGCTTAATAGAAACCCCTAAACATATAGATTCTTGGATCGATGTCTGTGGGTATGGCGCATTGGGAGGAGAGAACAATGGTAAGGAGTAGACATGATAAGAGTACCATTAATTTCTTTGAACTTATAGATCCTGATTGGAACATACCAACAGAGTATCCTGATCTAACAAAGCATAAACAAATAGCCGTGGATCTTGAAACAAGAGATCCAAACATCATGACCCTTGGGCCAGGGTGGGCACGAAACGATGGCTACATAGTTGGTATAGCTGTAGCTGCTGGGGATTACTCAGGATACTTTCCTATTCGTCACGAGAATGGGCACAACCTAGATCCAAAGGTCACGATGAAATGGCTGAAGATCCAGATGCAAACTCCTCATATAGATAAGATTATGCACAACGCAACCTATGATGCAGGATGGCTCAGAGCAGAGGGGATCGAGGTCCAAGGGCGGATCATCGATACGATGGTTGCGGCTCCTGTCATTGACGAGAATAGGTTTTCTTACAGTCTTAATAACGTGGGTCGAGACTATATCGATATGCGGAAAGACGAGAAGACATTAAGGGATGCCGCCAAGGATTGGGGTCTTGATCCAAAGGCTGACATGTGGAAGCTGCCTCCTAAGTTCGTGGGAAAGTATGCCGAGCAAGATGCCGTCATGACCTTGAAGCTATGGGACAGGCTAAAGATCGAGCTTGATAAGCAGGATCTCTGGGGCATCTTTGATCTCGAGACTTCCCTCATTCCTCTAATGCTCGACATGAGAACCAAGGGAGTTCGTGTGGATCTTGATCAGGCGGAAAGAGTTAAGAAGGATTTAAATGTTAGAACCAAACAGTTGCGTAAGTTTATTAAGGACAAGTCTGGAGTGGACGTTGATCCGTGGGCTGGGGCATCTGTTAAGTTAATGTTTGATGCGTTGAACCTAAAGCACCCGATGACCGAGGCTGGATCTCCGTCATTCACCAAGCAGTATCTTACAGCACATCCTCATGAAGTGTGCCAGGCATTGGTTAAGCTTCGAGAGTTTGACAAGGCAGACGGTACGTTTATTGAAACAATCCTTCGCCACAATCACAAGGGTAGGATACACACAGAATTTCATCAACTTCGTTCAGATGATGGGGGCACGGTTACAGGAAGGTTCTCTTCTTCCAATCCCAATCTACAGCAGATCCCAGCTCGTGATCCCGATATAAAGAAGATGATCAGAGGATTGTTTATCCCGGAAGAAGGAACCAAGTGGGGATCATTTGATTACTCGAGCCAAGAACCGAGGCTCTTGGTGCACTTTGCGGCAAGCCTCCCCTCGAACGTAGCACAACGTCATGATATGATTGACAGTATTGTTGAGGAGTATCACAAGGGCGATGTGGATTTGCATCAAATGGTGGCAGACTTTGCAGGAATAACAAGGAAAGAAGCGAAGACCGTGAACCTTGGTATCATGTACGGCATGGGTAAGGCAAAGCTTGCCAACCAGTTATCAATCCCACATGCAGAAGCAAAGGATCTT